GCCGACTGTTGATACAGGGTTATTCCCACCTCGCCCCTAGGCTGAGATGACCAACACCAAACCAGCCACCGCCGCTTACGAACGGCGCAAGGAGCAGGCCGCCTCGGCCAAGCGCAAGGTCTCGACCGAGGCCCGCGACATCGGCGAGATGCCGCCGGTCGTGGACCCGAAGCGGCGCGCCGCCTGCCGGCTGGACTTCCGGCTGTTTTGCGAGACCTACCTGTCCGACCTCTTCCCGCTGGCGTGGTCGCCGGACCACCTGACGGCGATCGCCAAGATCGAGGGGGCCGTGCTGCGGGGCGAGTTGTTCGCCTTCGCCATGCCGCGCGGCAGCGGCAAGACCACGATGTCGGAGGCGGCTTGCCTGTGGGCGATGGTTTACGGCCATCGCCCGTTCATCGTGTTGGTCGGGGCCGACCAGACGATCGCCTCGGCCATGGCCGACAGCCTGAAGGCCCAGATCGAGAACAACGACACCATGCTCGAGGACTTCCCCGAGGTCTGCTACCCGGTGCGGGCCCTCGACCGGATCGCCCAGCGGGCCAAGGGCCAGACCTACCAGGGCGTGCCCACCGAGATGCAATGGGCCGCCGACCAGATCACGCTCCCGTGGATCAAGGGCAGCGTGTCGGCCGGGGCCTGCGTCCGGGTCGCCGGTATCACCGGCCGCATCCGCGGCCTGAAGCACACCCGCCCCGACGGGTCGAGCATCCGGCCGAGCCTGGTCCTGATCGACGACCCGCAGACGGACGAGTCGGCGGCCAGCCCGTCGCAGTGTGCCACCCGGGAGAAGATCCTGTCGGGGGCGATCCTCGGCCTGGCCGGCCCGGGGTCGAAGATCGCCGGCCTCTGCACGATCACCGTCATCCGCAACGACGACCTGGCCGACCGCCTGCTCGACCGCACCCGGCATCCGGCCTGGCAGGGCGAGCGGTCGCAGCTGGTGTACGAGTGGCCGACGGCCGAGGATCTCTGGCTGGAGTACGGCGAGTTGCGCCGCAGCGGCCAGCGAAATGGCACGGGCACAGGCGAGGCCGACGCCTTCTACGCCGAGCGGCGGGAGGCCATGGACGCCGGCAGCCGCGTGGCGTGGCCGGAGCGGCACAACACCGACGAGCTGTCGGCGATCCAGCACGCCTGGAACCTGCGGATCGACCGTGGTGATGCCGCGTTCTTCGCCGAGTACCAGAACCAGCCGCTGGCCGACCACGTCGAGAGCGACAAGCTCGACAAGCGGGCCCTGGCGGCCCGGGTGACCAACGTGCCGCGCGGCACGGTGCCAGCCAACCACCACCGGCTCACGGCGTTCGTCGACGTCCAGGACCGCGTGCTGTTCTGGCTCGTGGCCTCGTGGTCGGACACGTTCGGCGGGCACGTCGTGAGCTACGGCGTCTACCCGGACCAGGGCGTGACGTTTTTCGAGGCGGGCAGCGCCAAGCGGACGCTGGCCGCGGCGGCCGGCGGAGCAGGCTTCGAGGCGGCGCTGTCGGCCGGCCTCGAGCAGGTGACGCAGACGCTGATCGGCCGGGACTGGCCGCGCGAGGACGGGACGGCCATGCGGATCTCGCAGATGATGATCGACGCCAACTGGGGCAAGAGCACCGCCACGGTGCGGACGTTCGCCAAGCGGTCAGCGTTCGCGGGCGTGATCCTGCCGAGCCACGGCCGCGGAATCGGGGCCTCGTCGCCCGCGCTCAACGACAAGGGCAAGGCCCGGGGCGATCGGCTGGGGCTCAACTGGCGCATCGGCCAGGTCCAGGGCCAGCGGAGCTGCACCTACGACACGAACTACTGGAAGACGTTCGTGGCCTCGCGGCTGCGGCTGGCCACGGGCGACCCCGAGGCGATCGTGTTCTGTGCCGGGGAGCACGACATGCTCTGGGACCACCTGACGAACGAATACCCGGTGCGGACGGAGAGTGCCCGCGGCCGCGTGGTGGACGAGTGGAAGCTGTCGGGCACCCGGTTTGAAAACCACTGGTGGGACTGCCTGGTCGGCTCGGCGGTGTCTGCCAGCATCGCGGGCGTGAGCCCGGCGGCCACGGACACGGGCGGCCGGCAACGCCGCAAGGTGGCCCTGCCCACACCGGGTGCCGGCAAGCGGATCGAAATCCGCAAGATGGGCGAATGATCACGCTGACCACCGTCGACGGCCTGACGCCTGCGGACTGCACGGCGATCAAGTTTCGGCTGACGTGGCCCGGCAGCGAGTTCCAGGCCGAAGTCTCCAGCCGGCTGGCCGGCAAGACCTCGAGCTCCACGCCGATCGCGCTGTGGCACGACCGCGGGGCATTGTTGGCGTGGGCCTGCTCCCACGAGTGGCGTGACATGCAGACGCTGGAGATGTGGACCGACGAGCGGCACCGGGGCGGGGGTTTAGCCTTGGCGCTATCGGCCACGCTCGCCGCGGCCGGAGTGCTCGACCGCGACCTGGTGCTGGCCGTGTTCTCACCGGCTACCGAGGCGATCGCCAGGCGGCTGGGGTTCGTGGACGTGCAGCGTTACACCCACGACTGGCACCGCGTCCAGTAGCCAGACCCCCTGCGGGTTTGGCCGGCAGATCGCCTACCGTCGCAGCATGAGCGACGAAGTGACCGACGCGATTGAGGCGGCGGCCAAGAACCCGCAGCGCGTCCGCACCGACGCCGGCGAGGTCGAGGCCCACCCGCTGCCCGACCAGATCGAGGCGGACAAGTACCTGAAGGCAAAGGCGGCGGCCTCGACCAAGGCCCGCGGCCTGCGGTTCAACCAGATCGTTCCCGGCGGATTCCAGTAATGGCGTTCCTCGACCTGTTCCGCGGCAAGACAGAGCCCCGCCAGCCGGTGGCGCCGGTGGCTCGCGCCCGGTTCGAGGCTGCCGAGCAAGGCGACGACTACAAGCACTGGGTCGCGGCCGACGCATTCAGTGCCGATGCGGCCCTGTCGCCGGCCAAGCGGCGCATCATGCGGAACCGGGCCCGCCACGAGCGGGTCAACAACTCCTACCTGGCCGGGATCTCGGCCACGCTGGCCGGCGACCTGATCGGCACCGGCCCCCGGCTGCAGCTCGACATCGGCGACGTCGATGCCGCCCGGAGCGTGGAGCGGGCGTTTTACGACTGGGGCACGCTCATCGACCTGCCGGCCAAGCTGCGGACGATGCGGGAGGCGCTGGTCACCGACGGCGAGGCATTCGCCCTGATGATCAACAACGCCCGGCTGCCGGGCGTGCAGCTCGACCTCCGCCTGGTCGAGGCCGAGATGGTGGCCACGCCCACCGAGCTGATGTCGCAGACGATCACGCCCGAGGGCAACACGGTCGACGGGATCGAGTTCGACGCCACGGGCAACGTGGTGTCCTACCAGGTGCTCAACTTCCACCCGGGCAGCAACTACCGGATCAACAACCTGATGTTCAATCGGGTGCCGGCCGCGGCCATGATCCACTGGTTCCGCCGGGTGCGGCCGGGCCAAAACCGCGGCTACCCCGAGGTGGCCCCGGCCCTGCGGCTGTTCGGCCAGCTGCGGCGGTACACCGAGGCCGTGATCGCCGCCGCCGAGACCGCCGCCGACTTCGCGGCGTTCATCCACAGCAACTCCCCGGCCGCGGAGGTGGACGAAGTCGATTCGTTCGCCGAGCTGGAGATCCGCAAGCGGTCGCTGGTGACCCTGCCCGAGGGCTGGGACATCAGCCAGCTGAAGGCGGAGCAGCCCACCTCGACCTACAAGGACTTCAAGCGGGAGATCCTCAACGAGATCGCCCGCTGCCTGCAGCTCCCTTACAACGTCGCCGCCCTCGACTCGTCCTCGTACAACTACGCCAGCGGCCGCATGGACCACCAGGTCTATGCCATGAACCAGCGGGTGGACCGCGACCACCTCGAGCGGATCTGCCTCGACCGCGTGCTGGCGGCCTGGGTCAACGAGGCCAGCTTGGCCGGCGTGATCCCGGACGGCCTGCCGCCGTTCAGCGAGTGGAACTGGGCGTGGGTGTGGGACGGCAAGGATCACGTCGACCCGGCCAAGGAAGCCAACGCCTGCCAGACCCGGCTGGCCACGCTCACCACCACGCTCGCGAGCGAGTACGCCCGCCAGGGCAAGCGGTGGGACGTCGAGCTGCGGCAGATCGC